GCAGAGTTTACTACGTTCTCGGAGTTTCCTTTGAGAATAGTTGCCGCCATACGAGACACATCGCCATATCGGGATGGTACTCGAATGTAATAATCAGTTACTCCATCATTTTTCTTTGCTCCAGTTTTTATTGTGAATCCACTGAACATTCTTACAAATTGTAAGATATATCTTCGAATCTGATTGTCATAGAAATGTTGTTGTGCCATATTAGTCTACCTTTGGTCTTACTGCTTTTGACAGATTGACTTTTGATGTGATAGTAGTACCATCATCTAGTTTTACTGTGCCTGCATTATTAATAAATTGATGATGTAATGCGTGTCCAACTTCCCATGCTCCGTCATCATCATTGATTCTGTACCACTTATTATCTCTATATTGAAATAACCTTGATGGTTTGTAATCTGTTCTTAAGAAATATGAATCACTAGACGGAGAATCTGGAAATTTCTTTCCAGAGGCGACTGTTGCGTAGTCTACATCATCTGGATGATTGGCTTGAGTTGCATACTGTAAGTTATTTGTTCTATAATCCCAGTATTTTCCAGGAACATTGTCTTTTGCTTCTTGTACGACAGCATCAGTGATTTGTAATTCTTTATTATAAGTTGACAAAATATTCTTCAAGTCTGCGGCATCTTCACCAGTACCAAGAATATCTTTGTACTCTTGTGTATCTTGTAATTGTTTACAACGAACTCGCCAAACATGTGGCCACCAACCAGCGTCAAATCCTTCAGCACTCTTTGTTGCTTCTTGTACTACCCAATATTGATTAACAGCATCAGGTTCAACACCATCGTTGCCTTCTAACATCATGTCTTCACGCATATGAGGAAGTTCGATTACATCACCAGTCATTAGTTTACGACCTAGTAAATTGACCATTTCGTTTAAATGGAGAGTAAACACTTGTTGGTCATTGCCTAGAAACATTCCGAATTGTGATAATTCGAAATCTTGGTCAGATACAGTATATACGCCTCGTAAGTCGTATAAATCTTTATCATACTTTCTATCTCTGTTCTCTAAAAAGAGTAAATCTTGTATTGCAGGCGATGCCGGGTCATAGTCCGCGGCAGTTTTATCTTGTGAGCCAATATACTTATGGACCAAAAGAGATGTCCCGCCATGGTCAAAGTGTGCTTTCACTTGTTTGTCGATAAATTTATAATCGTTACCCTTTTTCGAATTCCATAGGCTAAGTCTTGCCATAATAAATGTTCTCCATAATTTGACTTCTATGTGTATTTATCATATAATAGTGTAATATAATTTTTAATTTATAAATAACCTTTTAGGAAGGTATGAAATAATGAACAATTCAGATTACATCTCAATAAAAGAACTTCTTTCTCCGTTTGCAGTAAGACAGTTTAAACTCTGGGCGATGAACCCAGACAATATACACCGTGGAAACGCTGTGGATGGGGAATATCACGCAAAACATCGTAAAGGTAGAGAATATAACGTCTGTTGGTCAAAAGAGCCACCACGAGAGATGTGGCAGCCTATAATAGATGTTTTGAGTAGACATATAGATGCGATGTTTCAAGGTAAGAAATGGGACATTCATATAGTTGATACAATTACAACAAGACCAGGAAGTACAAAGATTAGGGCTCATGTTGATACGCCTTATAGATTTGAAAAATATGCTCGTACACTAAATGAAGAAGTATTCGGAGTACAATGTATCATTCCATTAGATAAGTTCACACTTCAGAATGGTGCGACTTGTATTTTGCCTGGTTCATATAGGGATAAGTTTTATTATAAAGATATAGAAGACAATCAACAAGAATATAATAATCTATTAACGACAAAAGGTTTTCAGTTTGTTTCAAATCCTGGTGATGCGTTAATGTATAATTCGAGAACATTACATAGTACGATGCCGAATAACAGTAATGAATTTAGGAGTGCGTTATTAATAAATGCACTTGATGTAGAGATAATAGATTACATTAGAGAAGTAGATATGAATACTAAAACAGCAAGATTTGATAATAAAACGCACAAAACTTGACAAAAAGATGAAGTTATCATATAATACTTAATATTATTGATATATAAAAAGATGAGAGACGACTAGTGACAACAATGATAAGAAGAAAAAAGAAATCAGCGAAAAGTAAATATTCTGACGAAGCATTTATTGGTCTAGAGCCAGAATGGAAAGATGCAGATAAGTGGACAGGAGAAAAATACTACAGAGAACGTTCTCGTGTTGCATATTATTACAGTTATTACTTTAAGACAAAAGATTTTGTTTCTTGGGTAGCAGACTGGATGCCCTCTAACGGGTACTCAAAAGAAGATATCAGAGCATACAAGTCAGCAGAAGACTGGCGAACTAAGAGTACGCTTGGTGGATATGTCAGAGCATTATCTAAAGGAATGCCAGATAATCATGAGGGTGTTTCAGCATATATGAAAACCATGGAAGGACTTATGAGTGATAAGATGCCATCCGCAATCAAAGAAGTCAAGAAGGATATAGATTCTATTATAGAAATTGGGAAAAAAATTAAAAAAGAAAAAGCAGTGGAAGAGAAAATCAACGTGACAAAATATAAACCATCGATACAACAACTTTTATTCAACAAGTCTTTAGAAATGTCAGATAAGATTGAAGATTTTATCGAAGACTATGACGGCTCAACTAAGATGTTAACAAAGTTTGACCCTCAAAGAATGCTATTGATTGTTGGTGCAAAACCAAATCATGCCAAATTGATAGCAACAATGTATCAACCGATGTTTGCTGATTTTAATGAACTTGTTAATCCGCCAAACACAAAAGATATGAATGAACATGAGAAGGATATGCATAATCAGTTGAAAGAAGGTTATTCTCATATGACTAAAGATGTTATAAAGAACCAATTTAAAATGTACAAGACGATAATAGATGCGTGTGATAATATCGTATTAAAAGGAAAAGCAAATAGAAAACCACGTAAGAAGAAGATAATAAGTGCAGAGAAGCAAGTCAAAAATTTCAAATATCTAGACCACCATGCTGAAACTAAATCAATTAGTATTAATCCTGCTGACATAGTAGGGGCAAATGGTGCCGTTGTATATAATTCTAAGACAAGAAAACTAGGAATATATCACGCACGAAATATAGACCCTATGGGATTGGGTAGAGAAGGCTCAGGATTAAGTGTCAAAGGAAGTACTATTAAAGGATTTAGTGAAGAAAAAAGTGTATGTAAGACACTTAGAAAGCCACTTGACCAGTTAGCAGTCTTTAAAAAGGGTGCAAAACGTACAATAATCAAAGAATTTGATGCTATTAACAGTGTTGAGATTAAAATGAATGGAAGATGCAATGTCAATTGTTTGATTATAAAAGTTTTTTGATAAATACTGTTATAAGTAGTTTACTATAAACGTATTTGAGGTCAAGCATGGCAAAACAACGCAATAAGATAAAAAATGATGTAATTAAGCAGATTAGACTGTTACTTGGTGACGGTATGATTGACATTGAATTAGACCCAGAACATTATGACCTTGCAATTGATGTTTCAGTAGATAAAATAAGACAACGTTCAGAGAACGCAGTACAAGAAGATTTTTATACTATTGAACTAAAGAAAGAGGTTGAAGAATACTCACTTCCTAAAGAAATAACAGAAGTAAAAAAGATACATCATCGTTCTTTTGGACATGGTATATCCTCTGGTGTTGATATGGACCCATTTGAATTAGCATATGCGAATTCATATTTCTTTATGAACAATCACGTTGGTGGTATTTCAACATACGAATTATTCTCTCAGTACCGTGAAACTCTAAACAGAGTTGCGGCAACTGATATTCAATTTATTTGGAATCCAACTACTCATAAATTAAAACTCTTAAGAAAAATGAGAGCAGATGAGATGGTTCTTCTTCATGTTTACTTAGAACGTTCAGAAGACCAATTACTAACAGACCCATATTTAAAATCATGGATGAGAGATTACTCATTAGCATATTGTAAGAAGATGATTGGTGAAGCACGTTCTAAATTCGCTACACTTCCTGGCGCCCAAGGCGGAGTTTCATTAAATGGTGATGCCTTAAAAGCAGAAGCGGCAGTTGAGATAGAGAAATTAGAAACTGAATTGAAACTATATATTGATGGCTCTGCACCGTTAGGTGTCATGATTGGCTAAGAGTGGCTTTTCATCCACTCAATACTAAAAGTCCTTGTATAAGCATATGCAAGTATAATGAGAAAAACTTCTGTATTGGCTGTAAACGTCATATGAATGAAATATTCGATTGGCTTGATTATACTGATGATATGAAAGATGCTATTCTAAAAGATTTAAAAACCCGAGATATAAACTCAGAAAAAGGTTGACAATTAGTCAATTTTTGTGGTATAATAATTATATCACAATGAAAAGAAATCAAATGATAATAGGTATTACCGGTTTAATTGGCTCAGGCAAAGGCACTGTAGCAGACATTCTAGTTGAAGAACACAACTTTATAAAACTTTCCTTCGCAGACAAACTCAAAGATGGCGTTGCAACTGTATTCGGTTGGGACCGTGCTATGCTAGAAGGCGATACAGTAGAAAGCAGAGAATGGCGTGAAACTGTTGATGAATTCTGGACTAACGAAACTGGCAGAGAAATAACACCTAGACTTGTACTACAAGAGTTCGGCACAGACTGTATGAGAAATGGTTTCTATGACGGTGTATGGGTTAGTCTTGTTAAACAAGAGATAATTAATAACCCAGATAATAATTACATTGTTCCTGATGTAAGATTTCCTAATGAGATACAAATTATAAAATCTCTAAACGGTGAAGTTTGGAATGTCAGACGAGGTGAACTACCAGAATGGTGGGGAACTGCTATACTCGACAATCAAACTAATTCTACACTTATGAAAGATAATCATCCTGAAGTTCATCAAAGTGAATGGAGATGGATTAGTACTACTGATACCTTTGATAAAGTGCTTTATAATGATGATAGCATCGAGGCTTTATATAGTAAAGTTTCGGCTGAGTTGTCTACGTAGTTAACCCCTAAAACAGTGTTTTTCCGTGATTTTGACTAAATACAAGTAACGAAATACATTTAAACTATTAGTAACAAATTTAAACAAGGAGAAATACTATGGCTACATTAGTATCACCAGGGGTTGCAGTAACAGTCAGTGATGAATCACAGTACGCGGCGGCTACACAAGGTACATTACCATTATTAGTTATTGCTACAGCAAGTAACAAGTCAGATGCATCTGGCAGTGCAACTGCTTCTGGAACACTTCCAGCAAACGCAGGAGTTGCCTACCTAGTATCATCACAGAGAGAGTTAGTCGAAACATTCGGCGAACCAAAATTTTATGAAGTTGGCGGTTCAGTTGTCCAAGGCGCTGAAACAAGTGAATATGGTCTATTAGCGGCATATCAATATCTAGGAGTATCGAACAACGCATACGTTATTCGTGCAGATGTTGACTTGTCAGAACTAGAAGCATCAACTATAGAACCAGCAGGCGTTATCACAAACGGCACATACTGGCATGATACTTCGAAATCAAAATTCGGATTATTCACATGGTCAGGAACAGCGTGGGTGTCAAATGCAATTTCAGTTCTAGAGGACACTCCAGGAACAGGAAATGTAGAGGCAATCTCAGGCGGTTTTGCGGCACCTTCAAACACATTCGGCTCAACAGGAGACTTCGCAGTTGTAACATCTACTGCTAAAGTTTCATATTATGAGAAAAAAGCAAGTGCATGGATATTATGTGGTGACACGGGTTCAGCAGATTTCCAATTTTCACAATTTGCTCCAACTAAACAATCAGATGGCACAACTACACTAGCGGCAGGCGATGCTTATGTTCGTCTAGCAATTGCAGGTAGCGGACTAGATGTATCTTTATCATCTTATAATTCTACTTCAGGCTTATTCACAAATGTTGAAGCACCAGTTTATACAACAGATGATTTGGCACAGGTAGCCCACAATGACCTAGGCGATGTTTATGCTAGATATAATACAGCGGCTAACGGTTTTGGTTTCTGGGAACTAAGACGCCATTCAGGTGCAACTACTACAGTTATCACTTCGGGTGCAGTTCCAAGCACATCAAGTATTACAGCGGCATTCACAGTAGAAGGCGAAGCATTTTCACCTTCAGGTATCACTTTAGATGCATTAATTACATCTATACAAGCAAGTGCTCCATTGAATGCATTGAATGTTAAAGTTGAAAAAATTGGCACAAACAAAATGCGTTTCACTAAGACAGATGGCAAAGAATTAAATATTGTTATCTCTTCAGGTAAAGCGGCAATTGGTTTCACAGCAGACGATAATTCTAAATCAGTTTGGGAAGCATTATCTTACCAAGCGAAGAAAACACAAATTACAGGTACAATCGCAGAAGGAACATATTGGTTCAATGCAAGTTTAAACATTGAAGTAATGAAAAATGTTAACAACGGCGGTAACATGGAATGGCAGAAGTACGCATGGTCAGAAGACACAAATAGTCTTGCTCCAAGCGAATGTCAAATAGTTACAGGTGCTCCTACAAAACGTAAAGACGGAACATCGGCTCTAGTAGCAGGCGATATCTGGGTAGATAGTGATGACACTAAATATCCTGTAACATATCGTTGGTCAGGTTCAGCATGGGTCAAGTTAGACAATGCAGACCAGTCATCTACAGCAGGACTAGTATTCAGTCATTACTCACACGATGCACCTTATGATGCAGACGGTAACGCAAACAACAGAACAGCACACGCCTCGAAAGCGAATCCAGATTTATATCCAGAAAACATTCTGATGATTAACATGGATTACTCTACTTGGAACGTTAAGAAATATACTAGCGGCAAGTGGGAATGGAATTCAGGTGTAAACACTGATGGTTCTGGTAAGTTCGGCGCAGATGCACAAAGACATATAGTTGTTGAAGCAATGCAAAAAGCAGTTTCTTCAAATGACGGAATTCGTTCAGAAGCAGTTTACTTCAATCTAATCTCGGCTCCAGGATACTTCGAGTTAATGGATGAGATGATTACATTGAACAAAGACAAGAAAGAAATCGCATTTGTTATCGGTGATTGTCCAATGACATTGAAATCAGATTCGACTTCAATGAAAGCATGGGCATCAGCGAATGTTCCAGCAGAAACTTATGGTGCAATTTATTACCCACATGGTTACTCAAGTGACTTATCGGGCAATGATGTAGTTATACCTTCATCAGCGGTCGCACTAAGAACTATTGCTTTCTCAGACCAAGTATCATTCCCATGGTTTGCTCCAGCAGGTCTTACACGTGGTGTAGTTTCAAACGCAACACAAGTTGGTTATATCAACTCAGAAGATGAGTTTGTTAAAGTACAGTTAACAGAAGGTCAACGTGATGTTCTTTATGGACAACGTATGAACCCAATTGCAGACTTCCCATCAACAGGAATGGCAGTTTATGGTCAGAAGACTACACAAGCAACTGCTAGTGCTTTAGATAGAATCAATGTTGCACGTTTAGTTAACTACATGCGTCATAACTTAGACCAATTATCTCGTGCATTCTTATTCGAGCAAAACGATAAGATTACAAGAGATAATATGAGAGATGCAGTTGAAAGATTCTGTGGTAATCTTGTTACACAAAGAGGTTTATATGACTTCTTAGTAGTGTGTGATGAGTCGAATAACACACCAGCAAGAATTGACAGAAACGAACTATGGGTAGATGTTGCAATTCAACCAGCGAAAGCAGTTGAGTTCATTTACATCCCACTTCGTATCAGAAATACTGGCGAAACATTATAATATAAACTAGAGAGTTTAGACTAAAACCCCTCCTCAGTGAGGGGTTTTTTTATGGGCAACTGTATCTCAAGTGATAAATACAGTTATGCGACTAAACGAAGTAATATTACACGAAGAAAAACTAGACGTAAAGTCAGTTATAACTTCGTCTATCAAAAAGTTAGATAAAGTTTTTAAGAACAACAACTACGAACTAAGAATAGTTGGTGGTGCTGTTCGAGACCTTGCTTTGGGTAAAACACCTAAAGATATAGACTTGGCAACTGACGCAACACCAGATGAAATGATTGCTATGCTCGATAAAGCAAGTATCAGACACAAACCAACTGGTTTAGAACATGGCACTATCACAGCAATCCTAGATAATGAGCCATTTGAAATCACGACACTAAGAGCAGATACAGAAACAGACGGCAGACATGCTGAAGTTGAGTTTGTTAAGAGTTGGGAAGAAGATGCAAAACGCAGAGACTTAACATATAATGCTATGAGCATGGATATGGAAGGCAAAGTATATGATTACTTCGATGGAATGGATGATTTACAAGATAAAGTAAGTAAATTTGTAGGTGATGCAGATGAACGTATTAAAGAAGACTATCTAAGAATACTAAGATACTTTAGATTTCAAGGT